AGAAGACCCTACATACAAGTCGTGGCATTTTACGTCATACGATAATCCATTGCTAGACCCTGAAGAGATAGACATAGCTAAGAAGTCAATGTCTAGTTATGCATTTAGGCAGGAGTTTATGGCTTCATTTGAAGCACAAGGCTCTGAGATTTTTAAAGAAGAATGGGTGGAGTTTGATGAAGATGAACCTGAAATCGGTGATTACTATATTGCAATCGACTTGGCAGGATTTGAAGATGTCAGTAAAAAAGGCGGTAGCAAAAATAAAAGACTTGATAACACAGCAATAGCAGTTGTCAAGGTAAATGAACAAGGTTGGTGGGTAGATAACATTATACACGGTAGATGGGATTTAAACGAAACTGCCAATAAAATATTTAATGCAATAGAAAAATACAGACCGTTAGCTGTAGGTATTGAAAGAGGTATTGCAAAACAAGCTGTGATGTCTCCTCTGATGGATTTACAAAAGAGAAGACAGAAGTTCTTTAGAATTGAAGAACTAACTCACGGTAATAAAAAGAAAACTGACCGTATCATCTGGGCATTACAAGGTAGGTTTGAAAACGGCTATGTAAAACTAAATAAAGGTAAATGGAATAATGAGTTTCTAGATGAGCTTTTCCAGTTTCCTAATCCACTTGTACACGATGACCTTGTGGATGCACTGGCATATATTGACCAGTTAGCCAAAGTACCTTATCATTATGAGGACTTTGATTTTGATGAATTTGAGATGTTGGACACTTTAGCAGGGTATTAAAATATGGAAGAAAAAGATTATTTTCAGCAAACGGTAACAGATTGGGTAATAGATAAGTGTGATAAATGGAGAGACCATTACGAATCTAATTACGCAGAAAATCACGAAGAATATTACAGATTATGGAGAGGTATCTGGTCAGGTGAAGATTCACTAAGACAATCAGAACGCTCTAAGATTATATCTCCAGCACTACAACAAGCAGTAGAATCATCTGTTGCTGAAGTTGAAGAAGCAACCTTTGGTCGTGGTAAATTCTTTGACATTAAAGATGACTTACAAGACCAGAATCCTGCTGATATAGCACTACTACGTAATCAACTGACAGAAGACTTTACATTTACTAAAACAAGAAAGTCTGTAGCTGAGTGTATTCTTAACGCTGCTGTATTTGGTACAGGTATCGGTGAACTTGTTCTTGAAGAGCAAAAAGAAATGAAACCTGCAACTCAACCAATGATGGAAGGTCAACTAGAAGCAGTAGGTGTAGAAACAACTGATAGATTTGTAGTAAAACTAAGACCTGTACTCCCTCAAAACTTCCTTATTGACCCTGTAGCAACTTCAGTAGATGATGCACTAGGTGTAGCTGTAGATGAGTTTGTACCTATCCATCAAGTAGAGAAAGATATTGAAGCAGGTATCTATCGTGATGTTGTACTAGAGACAGCTGCTCAAGATTATGATATTGAGCCTGACCAAGAGTTACAAGTATACACTGAAGATAAAGTAAGATTAACTAAATACTACGGTCTTGTACCTAGAGATTTATTTATTGATTCTATTGCTAACTCTGATGAAGCTGAAGAAGAGGAACTTGTATCACTTAGTAGTGAAGATGAACTAGAAGAAGGTTCAATGTATATTGAAGCAATCGTTGTAATTGCTAACGGTGGTCAACTACTAAAGATTGAAGAAAATCCTTATATGATGGAAGATAGACCTATTGTTGCATTTCCTTGGGATGTTGTACCTTCTAGATTCTGGGGTAGAGGTGTATGTGAAAAAGGATACAACTCACAGAAAGCATTAGATACAGAACTACGTGCTAGAATAGATGCTCTAGCATTAACGATTCATCCTATGATGGCAATTGACGCATCTCGTCTGCCACGTGGAATGAAACCTGAGATTAGACCGGGTAAGATGTTGCTAACAAACGGTAACCCTGCTGAAATTCTACAACCGTTTAAGTTTGGTGGATTAGACCAGACTTCATTTGTACAAGCACAATCACTGCAACAAATGGTACAACAGGCAACTGGTGCTATTGATGCAGCAGGTATACCCGGCTCTATCAATGGTGATGCTACAGCAGCTGGTATTTCTATGTCACTAGGTGCTATCATCAAACGTCACAAGCGTACACTAATTAACTTCCAAGAGTCATTCCTTATCCCTATGGTACAAAAGACTGCTTGGAGATATATGCAATTCAATCCTGATTTGTATCCTGTAAATGACTTTAAGTTTGTACCTTCATCATCACTAGGTATTATTGCTCGTGAATATGAAGTAACACAACTTGTACAGTTACTACAAACTATGCAACCAGATAGTCCTATGTATCCTATGTTGATTGAATCAATTGTAGATAATATGAATCTATCTAATCGTGAAGAAATGATTGCTAGATTACAACAAGCAAATCAACCTAATCCTGAAGCTCAGCAAATACAACAAATGCAATTGCAAGTACAGATGGCTAAAGAACAAGCCACTGCTGCTGCACTTGAAGCACAAGCTGCTGAAGCTAATGCTAGAGCTCAGAAATATGCTATGGAAACTCAGTACACAGGTTACGATAGTGAAACTAACCGTATTAAAGCGGTTACCACTAATTTAGAGAAAGGTACTGAAGATGACAAAGAGTTTGAAAGAAGACTCAAAGTAGCAGAAGTAATGCTTAAAGAAAAGCAACTTGGAATGAAGGCAACTCAGACACCTGAACCTTCTATGAATGTACAACAACCTATGGGAGAATTAGATGCTAACCCAAACAGAAATGAAGAATATAATCAGTCAAATCAACGAGATTTTCAACAAACTGGACAAGCGAGTTAAAAGTCTTGAAGAAGAGGTAAAAGAACTAAATTCTAAAAAAAGTACAAAAAAGACTTGACATTTGTTAAGTTTTATGGTACAATATTAGTATAGATATGAATTTAGATGAACAAAAGTATTACGATAACTACTTTGACCTCTTTAATTCTTCAGGTTGGAAACAATTAATTAAAGAATTAAAAGATATATATGAGACTTCATATAACGTAGAAAGTCTTAATACTATCGAAGAACTTCATAAATCAAAAGGTGAGCGTGAAATTTTATCACGTTTACTAAACTTTGAAAACGGCATTGAAGCAGCCTATGCTTCATTACAATCAGGGAACTCTGAAACTTAACTGAGTGGGTTAGTTATTTTAGAACCTGTTTTTTTAATCTTCATAATGCACAAGCACGGAGAAATGATATGGCACAAGTCTTAAACGAAGCGAAGAACGAACTGGAATTAGCTGAAGGCGAACAGTTAGAGTTATTTGGAGACTCAGAAGAGCAAACTCCAGAACCTACAGTAGAAGCTCAAGAAGATAATCAACCAGAAGAAGTGATACCTGAAAAGTATCAGAATAAATCAGTTACAGATATTATTGCAATGCACCAAAATGCAGAGCAGTTACTAGGTAAACAAGGTCAAGAAGTTGGCGAGTTGCGTAGAATTGTAGATGACTTTATTAAATCGCAAACCGTTGAAAAAGAAGCCCACGCAGTACAGGAAATAGATGAAGATGAGTTCTTTACTAATCCTAGAGAAGCAGTAGCTAAGTTGGTAGAAAACCACCCTAGTGTTAAGCAATCTCAAGAATTAAATAATCAGATGTATCAACAGAATGCATTAAATCAGCTTAAGGCTAAGCATCCTGATTATACAACTATTTTACAAGATTCTAAGTTTGCTGAATGGGTAGGTGCTTCTAAAGTTCGTACTAGACTTTTACAAGAAGCTGACCAACAGTATAATTTTGATTCTGCTGATGAATTACTTTCTTTATGGAAGGAACGTCAAGAGAATATGAAATCAACTGTTGAAGCAGATAAAAAGGCTAGGAAAGAACAAGTAAAAACAGCTTCTACTGGTACTTCTAGAGGTTCAGGAGAGAAAGCATCTCGTAAAGTCTATAGACGTGCTGATATTATTGAACTAATGCAAAAAGACCCTGCTAGATACGAAACACTTGCTTCTGAAATCAGACAAGCGTACGCAGAAGGTAGAGTCAAGTAATATTAATTAAAGGAGATTAAAATGGCAACAGCTACTTATCCGGGTGCTGCTGGTATGACAGGTCTTACTGAAGCTGATAAGTTTATACCGGAGCTTTGGTCAGACGAGATTGTCGCAGCGTACAAGAAAAATTTAATGATGGCTAACCTAGTCAACAAGATGTCTATGGTTGGTAAAAAAGGTGATACACTACATATCCCTAAACCTACTAGAGGTTCTGCAGCAGTTAAAGCTGAGAACACAGCAGTAACTATTCAAGCGAATACAGAGTCAGAAGTTGTAGTAACAATTGACAAGCACTATGAATATTCTCGTATGATTGAGGATATTGTTGGTGTTCAGGCTCTAGATTCAATGAGAAAATTCTATACAGATGATGCTGGTTATGCACTAGCTAAGCAAGTAGATGATGATTTATTTACTCTTGGTAAGTCACTAGGTGATGGTGATGGTTCAGACTGGACTCACTCTAACGTATACTCAATGGATGCTACTTCAGGTCTATCTACATATGCAGTAGATACTGTAATTGCTGATGACGTATTTACTGATGCAGCTTTCAGAGACCTAATCAAACTTATGGATGACGCTGACGTTCCTATGGAAGGTCGTTTCCTAGTCGTTCCTCCATCAGCTAGACGTGACATTCTAGGTATCACTCGTTACAATTCATCAGACTTCGTAGACGGTCGTTCTACTCAGACTGGTTTGATTGGTAACCTATATGGTATCGACATTTATGTTTCTTCTAACTGTCCTACTATCGAGACTGCAGCTGAAAACTCAGTTAACGGTGCTGTTAAAGCAGGTATCTTAGGACACAGAGACACATTTGTACTAGCTGAGCAAATGGGCGTACGTTCACAAACTCAGTACAAGCAAGAGTACTTAGCAGACCTATTCACTGCTGATACACTTTATGGTACTAAGGTTCTTAGACCTGAAACAGGTTTTGTTGTTGCATTACCTGCATAAATAAAACTAAACTGGGCAGTCTACACAGGCTGCCTAGTTACATTGTTCCCCACCAAAACAGGAATGGAAGATGCCTACAGATATTCTAATTAAACGCTCTACAACTGCTAGTAGCGTTCCCACAACCTCAGACCTTTCTACAGGTGAATTAGCTGTAAACACAGCAGACAAGAGGTTATACACTAACAACTCTGGTACAATAGTAGAACTAGGAACTTATCCGTCTACATTAAATGTAACAGGTAATACAGATTTAGATGGTACACTTAATGTTGATGGTGCTTCAACTCTTGCATCAGGTAGTGTAACAGGTAACTGGACAGTTGCAGGTACTCTTACTGTAGCAACTCCTTCAAATTCAACAGACGCAGCAAGTAAAGGATATGTAGATACTGCTGACGCTCTTAAAGTAGCTAAAGCTGGTGACACTATGTCAGGTAACCTAGCAATGGGTTCTAACAAAGTTACAGGCTTAGGTACTCCTACAGCATCTACTGATGCAGCAACTAAGGGTTATGTAGATACACAAGTATCTGCAGTTATTGATGCAGCTCCGGGTGCATTAGATACACTAAACGAATTAGCTGCAGCACTAAATGATGATGCTAACTTCTACACAACAATAACAAATTCAATTGCTACTAAGCTACCTTTAGCAGGTGGTACAATGACTGGTGATATTACAATGGGTGCTAACTCTGTAACATCAACAGCAAATCCTACAACAGATGATGAGTTATCACGTAAAGGTTACGTAGATACTCAAGATGCTACTAAGTTAAATCTTAGTGGTGGTACTATGACAGGTGATGTAGTATTAGGTGCTAATAAGATTACATCTACTGCAACTCCTGCAACAGATGACACATTAACAAGAAAAGGATACGTAGATAGTATTTTAGGTTCTGCAACAGATGCAGCAACCTCAGCAGCAGCTGCAGCAACTTCAGCAACTAATGCAGCTAACTCAGCAACAAGTGCTGCAAGTTCAGCAACTACTGCTACAACTCAAGCAAGTGCTGCATCTACATCAGCTTCTAACGCTTCTACAAGTGAAACTAATGCAGCAACTTCTGCATCTAGTGCATCTACTTCAGCTTCAGCAGCATCAACAAGTGCAACAGCTGCAGCAACTTCAGCAACTAATGCAGAAACAGCATATGATAATTTTGATGATAGGTACTTAGGTGCTAAGTCATCTGCTCCAACATTAGATAATGATGGTGATGCTTTAATTACTGGTGCATTATACTTTAATACTACAGATACTACAATGTATGTTTATACAGGCTCTGCTTGGATTGCAACATACGCATCAGATAAATTATCTAACGTAGTAGAAGATACAACTCCACAACTAGGTGGTAACTTAGACCTTAATT